TCCTCAAACCTTAGGCCGCCATGGAACGCCTCGAACTCTCTCATGATTCTACCTCCTATTCAGGAGGATATCACGAGTAGTACCCCCGCGCAAGCCCAGAACACCACGATAATTCGTATCAGCATGCAATGGGGACTGAACCTGGTATACTCCCAGCTCTCCCTCAAGTCCTGGTATCCAAGGAACCTGAAGGGCTCTCCATAATGTCTGCCAACTTCCCAGCGTTTCCAGCAGATTGATAGGTACAGGAGTAGAAGGACTACAAGCCCAAGCATTGTCGTTCGGCCTTGCGAATATCAGCCCAAGTACAACGGGCTGGTAGGACAACGTTTCGGGACAGGATGAACCCCTCTATGAACCCGTTGCCGGAACTGCGGGCAGTCCCGTGGTCCGGGTGAACGAGAATTGGCAACCAAGGCGGGGCTTCGATCAGGAAGTCAGACTCGATCAACCCCAGCCACTTCGCTAGCGTATTGTGGATCGTGGCTGGTATCCCCTTGTTCTCGTGGTCGAGCCTATGCTTCTCGTGCCCGAGGGTAGGCCAGTATATCAACCATTGGACATCGCCTTGCCCCAGGGTCCGGGCAAGGGAACAGGTGCGTGCCCATTCTTCGTTCGGTTCATCGATAACGTTGTACCACATTCTGTTCGGCATGATCTCGTTGTCCCAAGCCGCTGGGTTGAACCGCTGCGGCCAGTAGTGTCCCACGATCCTGCTACGAACCTTTTGTGAGATGAACCCTCTGTTTTCGGCAAAGAGATTGGGACCATATACCGGACCCGGAGGTACTGGCTCGTCGCTCTGCATTAACCATAGGCTTGACGCAGAGTGGGTGGCAGGGGACATGTCAAACTGGTGAAGTTCAAAACCTGGCAGGGTTGAGTTGCCCAGGTCGAGGAGGCAGGCGGACTCGCAGATTATGGTAGCGAGAGGCATGCAACAATTCTAGTCCCAGTCGGTAGTCGAGGTAAGCGGTACGCTCTTGATCCCCTCTGCCGGTGGCGGGGTAGCCGGCTTGGCGATCAGGCCGAGTTCAACCTGAACCCGTTCCCTTACCCTAACCATGAGTCTGTCGGTAACGAGTCTGACGTCGTCGGATTCTTCGATCTGGGCCTGGACTATCAACCCGCACTTCTTGGACTCGTAGTCGGCCGGCTTCACCGTCTGGGACCACTCGACCGTAATGCTCTGAATCTTCATTGTCCCGTTCTCCTGAATGCTCCGTTCTTATCCATGTACACACCACGAGCCGAAAGCCAGTTTGAGAGTTCCTTCTCAAGCAGGCTATCAACGTGCCAGCAGTATCCCTGATACTTCCAGCCATGACAAGTGCAAAATATCCTTCCGTCGCCGTCCAGCGCCACCCTGTTCACCTTGCCCGTCTCGGAAAGGGAAGGGAAGGACCTGAGTTCGGTGCCGAAGTTGTTCATGGTCTCCTCCAACCTGCCATAACCACGTCTTTGGGAAGGGTGTCGTAGGGGATCGCTAGGAACCCGGCCTTTGAACCTCCGGCGTGCATTACGCAGGATTCCATTTTGTCTGCGTCCTGCTTGTCGATCCATAGCAGTAGATCCAATACCTTGAGCAGGTACCATTCAATGAACTGGGTACCCGTCTCGTCGGCATATCCATGCAGCCAGGTCTGCGCTGCGCAATGGAATATCTCTCCGGGCTCTTTCGTCTTCCAGTTCTGCCAATATTCCACGGTGAAGGTTCTGTAGCTGGAGTATCGGAACCCAAGGGTCTTCTCTTGAACAGTTATGTTCAGGCCACGATGCAGGGTAATCTTGGCATCGATTCCACACCGGGCGTCAAGGTAACCACCTGGTTTGGACCGGTGAATCTGTTCTGGGGTAACCGAGAAAACCCCGCATAGAACCCTGTCGCATGCCGGGCGCATGGACTTTGAAAGCCTAGCCTCTGGGGTATCGTCAAAATCAGCCATTGTCGTTCCTCCTGTTCGCCAGGGCTTGACTTCGGCGAATCCGCAACCCGTTCCTTCCCAGAATCCGGACGCATGCCTGGCAGCCCACGATCTTCTCGTAGCCCACCGAGAGGGGGACTTGGACATGCGTCATGGCTCGGGTCTGTCGCCCGCAGTTTGGGCATTGGATGGTCACTCTGGATACCCCCTGGATCACGTTCCTTGCCACGCCACGCCACGATCTCCAACGAATGCTACAGTGGTTGGGTTGGGATGTCAAGCGTCATGTCAAGGGAACGTCCCACATGCTGGGCTCCTTGGGCTCGACGTATCCCGGGGGCGGCTTCCATTTGGACCTGCTGGCCCACTCCGGGTGCCCGCACTGGGCGCAGAAGACCTTGACGAACCATTCCGTGTCCCTGTACCACGAGCTATGGCTAACGATCTTGTCGGACCGGCAGGGTTCGCATGGCGTTCTCTTGCGAACCCGCTTGACCTGGCAGGCAAAGCATATCAGGGTGCTCTCACCCCTGACCTTGATGAGCCTGGTTCTCAGGTACTCCTTTCCGCAGTCGGAACACCTGACTACTTCCGCCATTGCCTGCTCCTTTTGTCCTAATGGTATTATGATCCTTATTACTTGCGTACTTCACAGTAGCTTGCTTGGCCCATACAAGCCCGGCCCATACCAGCTACTCCAGCTATACCAACTTGGTATTGATGGAGCCTAGATACTATGGTTATCTCAACCTTCATGTTTGTCAATACCCTTATGACTCAACGAAAATCGCTCGTCCAAAACCTTGGTTAGGGCATTGAACTCTTCCTGCGAATCCTTCCAGCTTTCCGAACCCCTGGCTGTCTTGATCCAGACAACCCTACTCAGGATCGTTGCTTCCTGTTCTTTGGAAGGAAGCATGACTTGGTAGCCTCGGCTTTGGTACTTGACCGGGTTGACGGACAGGCGAATCAACCCGGCGGCCTGAAGCTTTAGTCTTGGCAGCATCAGGCCGGCGTATGGCCTGCCGGGCGAGAGGAACTCCTTGAGCGGTATTCGGCATTCGGGCTTGTCGAAGCATCCGCTTCCAAGACAACCCCTTGAGTTTGCCCGCAGGCAGAACCAGTGGAACAGGTCCTTGGACAGTGGCCCCAGGCCATGACGAGGGCTCCAAACCTTGTTCCGCAGCCTGAATATCCAGTTCTCTTCAAGACTACCTGACGGGGCGGTCCTCTTTGCGTTCTCGACTTGCCAGCCTAAGTCGAACTTTCCTGTCCTGCTATGCCTGTCGTTGAGAAGCCTTCTTGCCTTGTCGAACTGGGGAAGGGTAGGAATGGACATCGACGGGAAGCGTTCGCCGAAGAACTTCGACGCGGCTTCGTGACTCAGGCCGCAGTTCCAAGAGAACAGGTGGAACTTCCAGCTCCTGGTTCCATCCCTGCTCCTGTCGTCGTTCTTGAACCTGTACTTGTCCCAATGAGACTGAGACATGCCGAACGGGGGGGTACCGTCAGAGCGTGGGGGCGTGGTCTTTTTCGTGGGCCGGGCTTGGGTTGTGGTCGTTAACCCCGAACTAGTCACGCCACTGGCGAACCATTCCTTGGCCTGCTTCATCCTTGAGACGGGTATCGGAACCAAGGGGCTCAGGTCGTCCATGGGCTGTAGGTACTTTCCTCCGTCGAAGGGGAACTTCAGGTAGCAACTTAACCTGCTGAGGCCATGATCAGCCGTCTTCGGGAAAACCTCTACCCCCTTGATCGTGGGCAAGGAATTGACAATGCCCCTCAGCCAACGCTTGGCTATCCTCGCGTCGATTGGCTCGTCCAGAAGGCCGTAGGCATGCCACTTGTTCTCGTTGCTTGTGAAGAACCTGAACTCTGGCAGAGCCTCTTGGTACGCCGGCATTACCCGCACGGCGTCGGCTGGTACGTCGTAGTCCAGGGCCACCAGCCTCGTCATGTTGTTGACTAGGCTTCCGCCGTAGTAAGAGCCAAGGACATTGGCTACAACGTCTCCTTCCGTCTGGGCATCAATGAACATGACATGGGCGCCGAAGGGCTTTCCTTGGACATGGGCCAGACAAAGGCCAAGCCAACCATCGGCTGGATCGTGGCTGGCCATATGGGCAAAGGCATTGCCCTTCCGGGAATAGTCGTCCCTGCGCTCGGCACCCATGATCATCCTGTCTATGACGAGGTTGTCGTAGAGCCAGCGGGCCCGTTCCTCATTTGTGGACATGTCCTGCCCCTTGAATTCAAAAAATACCCCTGGAGGTTCAGGCAGGAAGGACTCCAGGGGCGGGAACTGCCGCCGGGTCATTACTCCGGCTCCCAGTTAAGTTCTACTTTGCTTCTGCCTGAATCAAGCCGAGGGGAATGAACCCTGGCCGTAAGGTTATACCCCAGAACCGGGCGAGTGGTTCGGTCAAAGCAGAATGTTATATGCGTTCAGCAGCCGATTGTATGCCCCATGCAGACCCGTGCAAAGGAAGACACCGCTTGCACTGGACAAGTTGTACCCGGCCGGCGGACAAGTTGTCCCCGGTCTTCATAGGCAAAACAAGAATTCTGACAAAATGTACCGTTTTGTCTTGACTCCTGTTCTGGGCATGATAAGGTTAAGTCAAGGAGGAAGAGAAGATGAAGAACGGGATCAGGGGTACGATCAGGACTGACGATGAATGTGCGCAAGTCCAGGAAGTACTCCAAAAATGGTCTGATGGCATTCCCCAGCAAGAGCATTGACGAGATGTAACAAAGGAGGACTAGCCATGGCTAACTTTGGACAGCGGTACAAGCCGGCCGAGGACTGCTACACCCGCCCGGTTCGGACCTTCATCAAGCAGAGCGACTGGCCCCGCCTAGTCGAGGCGGCCCAGGCCAGCCATACGACGGTTGCAGGGTTCGTGCGAATCCTGATCGAGGAACGGCTGAACAAAACTGGGAGGAACAGGACATGATTCGGACGATCAAGACTGTCAAGGACGTGAAGAGGTTCTTCAAGGAGCTCTCGGACCTTAACCTCAACTTCAACCCCGACGAGGAGTTCGAGCCTGGCTTCGGGATCGATCCCGCCCGGTGCCGCAGGTACAACGAGCTCATGGACCAGTCAAGAAAGGCCTGCCAGCGGTCGGGGGTCTCCGTTCACGGGATCTGCGCGGACGTGCTTCGGCTCTCGAGGATCACCAAGTCCCTCAGGGCAATCGCAATCGAGATCGAGGAGATGTCGGAGTAGAGCCGGGCGCAAGCCGGGGGCATCAACATGACTCGCACCGAGAAGAAGCGCCCCCGGCTGCGCTGGAGGCTTGACAAGAGGTTGTCCAAGCGGTATGGTAGGCGGGTTTGGAGGCTCTCATGACAATCCAAGACATGTACGACTCGCTCGGCCAGGCCCACACCCTGAAGCTCATCTCGGCCGAGCAGTTCAACGCTCTCGTCGCCGGGATCGAGCACGAGGGCTGGCGGGACGTGGTCGAGTACTGCTTTCTCGAGCTGGCGAAGCACGTCGAGGACCGCCATATTCGCGCCATGGGATCGAATGTCACGACGAAGAACTCGGCGTACTGGAAGGCAAAGTACCGCTCGGTGAAGCTCGTGTCGGAGGACGGAAGTAACGGGACATTCCGTTGCTCCAAGTGCTCCAACGAGCGAGTCATTGGCCGGACGATAATCGGGCAATGGCCCCTTGGAACGTGGAAGTGTCCAAATGGTTGTGTGTAAACCACACCACTGCGAAAACGGGGATCGACTCTGGTACAAAGATACCGGAAGCCCCTACCAGCCCTGGCATAGAAACCATGGACCCGCAATAGAACGGTCGGACGGCTCCAAGGAATGGTGGCTCATGGACAAGCAGGTCGCCGTCGAGAACACGCCCGAGCGACACTCGGAGGTTCTGGCAAGGTACTTCAGCGCAATATCACCGATCTACTCCCGCTTCGGCCCCCGCCCCGACAACCCGTAGTCCTCCTATCATCAAGGCATGGGAAGCCATGCCAACCCCCTGCCGCTCACCGAGGAAGCCTGGTCCGACGCCCTCGACATGGCCAGGCTCTGCGCCAAGAAGTGCGTCAAGAGGCTCCACGACCAGGAGGACTGCGCCTCCTGGTGCCTGCTGGACCTGCCCAGGATATGGCGTCATTACGACAAGTCCAAGAGCTCCTTCTCGACGTGGCTGAGCACGTGCTTCATGAACCGTGCCCGCACGTTCCTCAGGTCATCCTCGTTCAGGCGGAACGTCCCCCGGGGGATGTCGCTCGTGAGCCTGAACAACGACATGGACAAGAGGCTGGAGAGCTCCGACGACCTCATGTCCATGGAGGAGCTTATGAATCCAGGGTGGATCAGGGACAGGATCGAGAAGAAGTGGCTCGATGCCAAGTCGGAACTGGACGAGGTGATTCGCCTTGCAAGGTACCTGCGCCTCACGGACCCGGAGAAGCTGGAGCTGGACCTGATGTTGTCGGGCGACAAGGGCCCGGAATTCAACAAGTCAAGGGACAACTCGAAGCAGCGCATGGTCCACAAGCTGCGTGCCTTCGCCAAGGAGAACTGGGGGAAGAGCGAGAAGGAACTGGCAGCCTTGGCGGCGAACAGGGACAAGCAGAGGGCCGACCCAAGGGACCCTTCCCTCTGGGGCAAGGGAACCAGGACGTGCGACAAGTGCGGGAAGTCGTTCCTGGTCAAGAACAAGTACTCGTCCCCGCGAACCTACTGCTGGGACTGCGTCCCCAAGCGCAAGAAGAACATGGACATAGAGTGCGACAAGTGCGGCAAGGAATTCAGGACCTCCGTGCCAACGGGCCAAGGCCATGCCTGGAGGACCACCTGCTGGGATTGCAAGCCCAGGGCCAAGCCGCTCAAGAGGGACAGGACATGCGACAAGTGCGGGGGGACGTTCGTGGTGGGCACTAGCTACCACCACAAGAGGACCACGTGCTTCGACTGCGCTCCCCCATTCTCCAGGAAGGCAACTCCAAGGAGGAAGTTCCAGGACAATGAATGCGAGAAGTGTGGCAAGCCATTCTCCATCCACGGGTTCACGTCCTTGGGTCGCAAACGGTGCTGGGAATGCCAGCCAGTCACCTCGTCGGCCATGGTCGTGGTCAAGTGCCAAAGGTGCGGCAACGAATTCAATCGCCACATGCACCTCGTCGGACGGTCCCTGTGCTGGGACTGCAAGCCATCTTCAAGCCATGCAAGGGGAGGCAAGAAGGAATGAAGAAGCGAACCCAACTGGAGAAGTTCATGGAGAAGCAGAGGGCTTTCGCCTGCCCCAAGTGCAAGTCCATGAGGGAAGTTACCCACGTCAGCGAGGGCAACTTTCATGGCTTCCAACTCGTCTGTAAGAAGTGCGGGGATCGAACCCGATGGACTGTCCCGAAGAAGCAGGCATAGACAACCCAGGCTGTATCCGGGTTGTCCGCCTCATCCAGGCCGGCTCAGCTAGCCCGGACGAGCTCGTATTCCTATGGGAACAGACCGTGGCATACCTGCATAAGGGTATCGAAGCACGCTCCCGTATGTCAGGCCACGATCCCTCCATGGGCGTCGAAGACCTGGAACAAGAACTGTTCATCAGGGTCCCCAAATGGGCCAAGACATTCCCGGTTTCAATGGTGAACTGGCCCATGTGGATCAGATCGTGCTGGTTCCGCTGGATCAGCAACCATTCGCAGTACCACGGAAGACATAGGCCCATGGCATGGGCTTCCGAGTCGTCCCTCGAAGAAGGACATGATTACGCCCATGTCCCAAGCAATGCCCCTGAACCAGGCGACGAGAACCCAGCCCAGGACTTGCTCGTCGACCTCTTCCAGCTCCTTGGCTCCTTCCAGGCCGGCAGCACCAACGAATGGCAACTCGCCAGCCGTAAATACCTAGCCCTGCGCATTGTGGGGCAACTGAGTATTGAAGACGCTGCTGCTCTGGCAAACCGGAAGTGGTCACCAGAGCATTACCGCCAAATGGAACTCAAAGTTCTGGGAACCTATGATCCGGGCATGGGCAAGAGGGACAGCACGGGCAAGAGTACCCCAAGGGGACGCAGATCTGGTAGGTATACGCCCCGAAAGGTATGATCCTTTGTGGAGGCGGAGCTTCCACCCGCCGGGACGGAGTTCCCGAAGGAATAGAACATGTCAAAGGCTAACCCCTTCAGTCCCCAGCGTGGCAAACTATGGAAGCCCAAAGTCCTCGAATACATAGCCCTTGGAATGGGCGTCCGCAAGGCTTGCGAACTCGCCAAGATAGCTAACCATGCCGTCTACCGTGAACTCAGAGCCAACCCAGAGTTTCTCAAAGAATGGCAGGAAGCCCTTGATCGATCCGTCGTGATCCTAGAAGCAGAGGCAGTCAGAAGGGCAAGCGTATGCTCAGACTTCCTGCTCTGGAAGCTCCTGTCATGCCGCCTGAAGAGCAGGTATGGCGAGGCTGGCAGCGTGGGGTCCACCGGGGTGACCCCCAACATAGAGCTCAACATCAACGTCAGGGACAAGAAGAGTGAACCTGACGCTTAGCCAATCCCAAAAGGACTTCCTCCTGTCCACGCTCCCAGTGGCAGCCTTCCTGTCCGGACTAGGCTCCGGCAAGACATGGATTGGAACCCTATGGGCTTCCATAACCTCCATCACGAACAAGGGCTCCCTTGGATTGATCGGGGCCAACACCCCCTCGCAGCTACATGCCGTCGTCGTCCCCTCGATCAAGCAACACCTGGACTCCATGGGCGTGCCATACTACCTCGGCGAGGCTCCCCCTTGGCCATCCAGGTTCGAGTCCCATAGCAACGTCCTGTCCATCGCCGGTGGTACCCAGATACTCCTGCGCTCCATGTTCGAGTCAGGAATCGACAGGGCCGTCCGTGGCATCGAGATAGACTTCTGCTACCTCGACGAAGCCAGAGACATGGAAGAAGTCGTCCTCGACGTCATGCTGGGGCGCATGAGGGGCAAGATTGGCCCCAGACAGATCAGGATCACCTCAACCCCGAATGGCAAGCGTGGCTGGCTCTACAAGCGCATGGTGTCCAACCCAAGGACGGACTGGCTCGTCGTCCGTGGGTCCACCTACGACAACGAGGCCAACCTGCCGGCGGGCTACATCCAGAACCTCGTCTCAACCTATGGCCAACAACAACTCAATCAGGAAGTCCTGGGCAACTGGGTCGAGGATCAACAAGGCAGGGCCTTCGTGTTCGACAGGAACAAGCACGTCACGAGTTCCATGGACTCCACTGGAGTTTGTTACGACGTCCGCAAGCCCTTGCTCTTCTCCATGGACCTTAACGTGTCTCCTCTTTGCGGGGTCATCGCCCAGCACGATCCCGCAAAGAGGACAATGCACGTCTTCCATGAAGTCATAATACGTGACAACGCACAGACAAGGATCGCCTGCGAGCTAGTCGCAAGTCGTTATGCCGACAAGTTCTTGGAGATTTGGCATATGTGTGACGAGGCAGGGGCCGCCAGGTCGACTAGGACTCTGGAATCGGACGTGCAGATCATGGACGGGGCCATGCGAAAGCTCTTCAAGAGGTCACGAAGCCTGAACGGCGTCGCCAAGCCGAGGGTCGTGGACAGGTACAACAGCGTCAACGCCATGCTCGACCCCGCGGAAGGTAACCCACGGTTGACATTCGATCAGTCCTGCCGAGAACTCATCACAGACTTGGAAGAGGTATCGTGGGACGACTACGGGAAGATAGACAAGAGCGATTCCAAGCGAACCCATATGGGGGACGCACTTGGATATTTGGTGCATCGCCTGTTCCCGGTGGGCAGCGAAGCGCAGGCTTTCGGGCTGGACGGGTCGCTGGACAAGCCAGTCCAGCAGAAGGCCCCACAGGAGCGTGGATTCCCTGCCCCAGTAGGGGCGGATCGATAGGACAGTGGCATGGTCAAGGTTGACATATGCGAGGAGCCAAGGCTGCATGTCGGACAAAGAGTCACGATCAAGGGACGTGGCAAGAGACAATGGACGATAATCGCCATGCAGTTCTGCGACTTCAGGCCAGACTCGCAGTACGCCAAGTGGTCGTACTTCGTCAGCGGGATAGAAGAGGGCTGGTGGGAAGAGGACTTGGAACCTTGTTCCCCTGAATGGGATCAAGAGATACTCTGAGAATAGGAGACATACCATGGGCGGACTAGCCAAGCGTAACATGAAGTACCAGGAGATTCTGGACCAGAGTCAGGCTCAGCCCACCCCTGGTATCAGCCTAGAGGCAGGCAAGCCGTTGCCCTTCCACGAGGATTACCTCAAGCTCAGCCTCAAGTGGAAGTTCCTCAAGGCCAGCTACAAGGGCGGCGCCGCCTACAAAAACGCCAAGGACTCCGAGGGACAGGACGTCCTCGTCAAACATGAACAAGAGTCAGGCAAGGCATGGGACAGGCGCAAGAGGCTGTCCACTTGCCATAACTTCTGCCGCGCCCTCGTGGACAAGATGATTGGATACGTCTTCTCAAGCCCAATCACCAGGGACTCGACGCCCGCCTTCGAGGAGTTCAGCGAGGACGTGGACGGCAATGACATGTGCCTGCCCGAGTTCATGAGGGAATGCGTCCTGAAGGCCTGCGTCTCCGGCCGCTGGTTCGTCATGCTGGATACCACGAAGCCAGAACCCAACATGACGCTAGCCCAGGCCAAGGCCGCCGGGTCCAGGATCGTGATGCGGGACTTGGACCCATGCCGGGTAATCAACTGGACGGACGACGAGCTGCTCGTGACAGACGAGTCCATTGGCGAATACGGCGGGGCAAGACTGTGGGACGAGGTTGGATACCAGGACGTACTGCTGGGCAAGGACGGCAAGATCAAGTCCATAGAGCAGGCTGTTGAGCATGGCTGGGAAGGAATGCCCATAGTGTGGGTCAAGCCGCACTCATGTGGCGAGAGCATGATCGAGGACGTAGCCGAGCTGCAAATGTCAATCTTTAATCTGGATTCCATCCTGCGGGAAGAACTCAGCAAGAACACGTTCTCGCAGTGGTGGTTGGCGTGTCCAAGCGCCACGCAGGACATGTTGCAGGCGTTCGACGTGGGGTCACGCAAGGTGATCGTCATGCCCGTTGACGCCAACTCAGTCAAGTTCGAGAGGCTGTCCTCAGACCCAAGCCAAGCCGAGTCCCTGCGCCAGACGATTGAGGGCGAGGTACGAGAGATTTACCGAACCATGGGACTCAAGGATCCCCTCACGGAATCCGGCCCGGAGTCAGGCAGGGCCCTGAAGATCAGGTTCACCGAGTCGGCATTCAAGGCTTCAGAGATCAGCGACATGGCTGAGGACGCCGAAGAGAAGGTCACGGACTTGGTGGCCGGGGCGTTGGGGATTGAGGTTGAGGGGCCGGACTACCCTGAGAACTTCGACGACGAGAACCTTGCGGAAGAGTTGACGTCCACGATCTCAGTCATAGCGGCTGACTTGCCTCAGACGTGCAAGAAGGCCCAGGTCAAGAAGTGGGCAGACCTGGCGTTCAGCGCCAAGATGGAGGCTGACGAGCTCGAGGAGATGCACCAGGAGATCGAGAGCAAGTACGCAACTGGGATCGTCCCGGAGCAGGAAGTAGGCACTGGAGAGACGGACGAGCAGCTTGGGTTCGCCAAGGAGAAGGCGGAGCATCCGGAGCTGGACGACTCGACCGTGATGAAGCTGGTCAAGGACCACCTGAAGAGCGACCCGGCCATGTACAGGCGGGAGAACCTGGACCAGCGCAAGGCGCAGAACCCGGCCTATGCGCCTGGAAGCAAGGCGCCAAGCGGGCCAATGGTAGGATAGGGACATGTCCCGAGGGGTGGAACCCCAAGGGCTTGGCTCGGAGAGCCAGGAGACCACGAATGCTCAAGGCACCCTTCCCATGGTTTGGCGGCAAGAGACGCATATCCCACGAGGTCTGGCCTCGCCTGGGCGAGGTCCACAACTACGTCGAGCCCTTCGCCGGGAGCCTGGCCGTCCTGCTCGCCAGGCCGGACTGGCCCTTCGAGACGAACAAGATCGAGACGGTCAACGACATCGACTGCTACTTGTCCAACGCCTGGCGGTCCATGTCCATGGACCCGGACGAGGTGGCCAAGTGGGCTGACGGGCCGGTGAACGAGGCGGACCTGCATGCCCGGCATCGCTGGCTCTACGACAACAAGGACTTCAGGAGGCGCATGCGGACGGAGCCCGAGTACCACGACTGCAAGGTGGCGGGTTGGTGGATGTGGGGGTTGAGTTCGTGGATCGGGGCGAACTGGTGCTCGAACAAAGGGTTACTTGAGGACAACGTCAAAGACGCCCGGTCGGGACCTATACCTCGCCTTGGCGACTCTGGCGTCGGCGTCAACAGGGCGCTTGGGCCAGGCAATACAGGACGCAGTCCTCACCTTGGCGACTCAGGCCAGGGCGTCAACAGGGCGCTAAAGCAGGCAGTCCCTCACCTTGGCGACTCAGGCCAGGGCGTCAACAGGGCGCTAAAGCAGCAGAAGCCTAGCCTTAGCAACTCAGGCCTTGGCGTCAACAGGGAGCTAAATCAGCAGAAGCCTAGCCTTGGTGGAACTCGATGCGTGGAGCGGGTCATGAACGGGCGCAACCGGACATGCGAGGAGCGCCTGGAGGACTTGCGTGCATACATGCGGGACCTTCGGGACAGGCTCAGGTTCGTCCGGGTTTGCTGCGGAGACTGGAAGAGGGTATGTACGCCAAGCGTGGCCCAGAGACATGGACTTACTGGAGTGTTCCTCGACCCTCCATACAGCATGGAGAACCGGGAGCAGCAGGACGTATACTCCATCAACTCCAACGACGGTTCCATGACGGCCGAGATCATGTCCTTCTGCATGGCCAACCAGGACGACCCGGACATGAGGATCGCCCTGTGCGGCTTGGAGGGCGAGTACAACCTCCCAGGCTGGCAAGTCATGCCATGGACTGGAAACATCGGCATGGCGAAGGAGAAGAAGGGCAACGTGAACCGCCACATGGAGCGCATATGGTTCAGCCCTCATTGCCTCAAGGAAGGCGACCTGGAAGTAGCCAAGGACAGCCCCAGGGAATCCATGGAGCCCGATCTCGTGGGCCCACGAAGCATGGACTGGGACTAGGATAGGGACGTGACATCCATGTCCCCCGGAGGGGGCATGGCATTCTCGGAGAGAGTGAAGGAGCAAGACAATGGCAGAACCAGTGGTCGTACCCCCAACTGACCCGAAGCCGGACCTCGCCCCAGGCGGAAAGCCCTGGAAGGAAGCATGGACTGAACTCGTGACTGATCGTGACTCTCTCAAGGAACGTGTCCGTTCCATTGACGCAGAGATTCAAGGCTTCCGACAGAAGGAAGCAGAGCGAGCCAAGACCGAGACCCAAACCAAGCAGCAACTCGAGCAGGCCAAGCTCGAGAGCGAGGGCAACTACAAGCAAGCCCTTCAGAACGCCGAACAGAAGTGGCAGTCCAAGCTGGAAGAGAACCGCAGGGCCACCGCCGAACGACTCGTCCCATTGGCCATCAAAACTGCTGCCCTCTCAGTCAAGGGACTTACCCCAGAGGCGGTAAATGATCTGCCCAAGCTCTTGAGCGACGTCGTGTCCCTCAACCCAGACGATCTCAATGTCTTCGTCAAGGGCCCGGACGGCAAGCCCCTGCTTGACGAGAAGCTGAACGCAGTCACCCTCGAGTCCTACTTGCAACAGTTCGCCTCGGCAAGGCCATACCTGTTGGCTGACGGCTTGCCCACGAGGCATGGGCAGAGCGCTGGCAACAAGGGCACCACGATGTCATACGAGGCGGCCCTGGGGGACAGGAAGCTCATGGCGTCATGGGAGCAGTCGGACCCTGACGGCCTGAAGGCTGCTGAGCAGGCGTACTACACCCCTGCGGCAGTCAAGGCCAGGACGTTGGCTGGCATGGGGATCAAGCCCAAGTAATGGACATCCACGAGTTCATACGCAACTGGGCAGTTGAACTGAAGGACTCGCCCGAGGTCGAGGAGCAGGCCAAAGTGGTCTACTCCTCGGCCTTGGCTGAAGTTGGCCCAAGGCGGGCGAAGCTATTGCTATTCGACTGGATAATGATCGTGAGGGGTAGCTGCATGGAATCAGCCGGGGCCAAGTGACATGCTGACCCAATACGTCACGTCAAGCTTCATAGACGCCTTGTCCTACGACGAGGATAAAGAGCTGCTGATCGTCTGGATAGCGGATCGTGGGCCCTACGAGTATCAAGGCGTCGACCCGGACACGTACCAAGAATTCGTCGAGGCTGCGTCAAAGGGGCAGTTTTTCAACGCCGAGATCAAGCCAACGTACGACGTATAATTAGTCCTGATCAGTGCCTCATTCGAGCTGGATGGGGTCACTCCTGTTCCGCCCCGGCCTCGTGGTCGGGGTTTTTAATTTGAGATTAAAAAAGATACGCCCCTGGAGCCTATTGGTCATCCAGGGGCGTCATCCCATGATAGGTTCTGGCCCGCATGGGAGCCGGGGCAACTCCCGGGTGAGGGTTGCAGCCCCGATGCCTTCATGATACTTGGGGCCTTGCCCCTTGTCAAGTATTATCGGGATAGGGACAGTCCCAGGCTCGGAGAGCCGTCGGGCTTGTTCCTCTGGCCTTGCGGAGCTCGGCTTGTGGGGTACGGGTGAGCAACCAGCGTACGCCGCTGGAGCAAGAATCCCTCCCAAGACTTTGCAAGGAGCCACCAACTTGGCAATTTACACTCCTGTAATTCAAACGCGTTATTTGCCGCAGGGACTTTTTTCTCAGCAAAAGTTCGCTGCTCTCATGGCATCCGGTGCGCTGGATGTCTCGACCGCAAACTTGACCGCCCAAGGCGGCGAGTTCGTCAACATCCCGAAGTACGTGCAGGCCGCAGCGTTCGGCCGGGTCGCGATTGGCGCCACGTCCTCTGCGTCCTTCACCGCGTTCGCCACGAACGACGGCAAGGTGCCGGTCCTTCGTGACTACAGCGGCAACAAGTGGTACAAGCACCAGCTAGCGTTGGCCGGCGAGGACTTTGGACAGAAGGTTGCCGTGACGATTGGTAACCAGCTCGCCAAGCGCTCGATCAAGGTCATGGACTACTCGCTTCAGGCTTGCGAGAACGTCGGAGCCACCCCACACAAGTACGTAACCGGCGGAACCCTCACGGTTCTGGCGGTCCAAGAAGGCCGAGCCAAGATGGGCGACAACGCCGATCAGCTCCATACCATGCTGATCCACAGCAAGCCTTGGAACAGCCTGCTCAAGGACCTCATCAGCACGTACAAGTACGCTGGCGTCTGGTCCGGCGAGATCATCAACAACGGCATGATCGAGACGATCCTCGGCGTGCGCAACGTCATCATCAGCGACGACCTGACCCCGGAAGCGGGCGCCACGTCCTCGGCTGGCGACGACATCTACTACACCCACTTGCTCGGCGAGGGTGCGCTGTACTTCTCGCACCAGCAAGCCCCGTACGTGGACGGTTGGGAAGACGTGACGAATGCGGACACCATCGTGTACGAGAAGGTTGCCGTTGACTATGTAGCCGCTCCGAGAGCGTTCTACATGGCGACTGCCAACCCGACCGACGCCAACCTGCTCACGAGCGGTTTGTGGACGGCGGCGTACGAAGACCACAGGAACATGAACTTCGTCGGCATCACGAGCATCGCCGGCTAAGGGAAGTTGCTGTCTAGCGGACGCAGAGAGGGACCCCTCCAACCCACGGGTCCCTCTCTGCGTCTATATCGAGTGTTTTGCGGGGTTGTATGGGACGGGGTGGTCGGGGCAGAAGTTCACCGGGCCAAGGATGTCGTCCACGTCCATGAACCACTTCTGCGGGCTCATCATGGGCTCTTCCTTCGAGCCGGCCTCGACTGGCTTCCATGGCTGGTCCAGCCTCGCCCACAAGTCCCTGCCGCCAGGCGTCCAGACGTGGAGCAGCCAGAAACCTGAGTCCTTCCAAGCCTGAAGTTCTTTTGCGCTGAAGGCCCAGCCGTCGTGGACCTGGTTGCCGGCGTAGCATACTCGCTCGACGAAGGGTACCCAGCGGCCATACTTGCCCACCCCGCATGCCCTCGTGTTGTCCAGGTCACAATTCATGTCCATGATCTTCTCCTTTAATGGGGGCGAGGCTCCAGTATTGCTGCCCGCGTTTTGTCGACGTCTGGGTTGTGGCAAACTCCCTCGGAGTTGGAGCCTCGCCCCTTCCGAGATACTATCACTGTAGAAGAACGCCCGCAAGGGTTCTTGGAACAAAACCAATGAGCGACGTGTTCCACATAATCTGCGCCGGCCCAAGCACCAGGCCCTACCTGGCCATGGACACTTGGTTGAAGAAGTCAGTCATCCTTTGCAACGGCATGCCGCTCCTGTGGACTGCCAGGTGCGAGGACTTGCGCTGGGTAATGATCGACCCCATACCCGAGGGCCTGAAGTCGTGGACCCAGAACCCCTGCGAGAACACCAGGTACTGCACCGACTTGAACAAGCATGACGTCCTGGGCGGGACCGTGATCCGCCATAACCATGTCCATGTCATGGACAACCCGGAGGTTGCCGGGTTCTTCTGGCATGGGAGCGTCGGGCAACTGGCTTGTCACCTGGCATGGTGGCTGGGCGCCAAGCGCTGCATGGTATGGGGGTTGGACTACCACGACAAGAGGCGCAGCTACGACAGGTTGCACCAAAGCATGTCGAGCCCGGACAAGTTCTGGGACCACATGGACGTCGTCGAGGGCGGGTGGCAGAAGCTGGTTACGGGGTTGCATGACTTGGGCTGCGAGGTGTTCAACGCAAACCCTGGGACTGCGCTGAAGGCGGTACCGTTGATTGACGTCAGGGAAGCTCTGAAGGAGTAGCGGACATGGCATTGACTGCCGACCAGCGTGCGAGGTTCATGGAGATCATCGGGTTGCCGCCATCGGGCGGGACCATAGTCGTGACGTCATTGGTACACTGGCCATTCTCGAACACCCAGCAGTGGGAGCCGACCTGGAACGTGGGGGACCTGACTGACTTGATCACGGCGGTCGACGCCAGGATCACGGCCATGTCGGCCAACACCGAGACAATCGTGACGACCCTGATTACCCGCTACACCGAGATAGAAGTCAGCCCCATGAAGGTGACCTCGGCCGCTGGCGGGGCTGGGGGCAACCTCGTGGACCATGAGCTGGAGCGAGAAAATATTCGCCAGAGGATCAGCAACGCCGCCGGTATCGCCGTTCCCAAGGGCGGGTTCTTGAAGGAGATCCAAGCGACGTACGGAGACAGCGTTGCTCGTTGGGCCCGTGGCGCAGGCGGCAGCGTAGGGGATAGGTAATGTCCAACTTCTTCGATCAACTAGGACGTGACCTTGGACGCACCGAGCTCGAAGTAGCCAAGGCGATTGGCGTCCTGATTGGCTTGCAGCATAGACAGCAGTTGCAAGTCCCACTCTATGCCCAAGTCATCGATCAGCAGCACGACTCGCTCTACAACTCTCTGGGCAGGCTAAGCCAGACAGCTTCGACCACGTTCTTCATTCCGGCGCAAGCCCCTGCCTTCTCTGGCGTCTCTGGCTTCTCAGGCGCCCAAGGCGTCAGCGCATGCTCTGGGACGGCTAAGTCCATAACGAATGGCGACCGCATTGAGTGGCCAATCGGGTCGGGCAGGTACTTCTGGGTTGATACCCCGATTCGGACTACCCATAACGGGTATGTGTATGAGGTCGTGGCGCAGGAGATCAAGACGCTTCGTGGGGGCGAGAAGAGCTAAATGGCCCGCAACGTGATGTCTGACTTGGCCCGTCTCAAGGCCCTGAGCTCCTCGCTTGGGCGCCGGGGAAGGCGAGTCAGCGGCATGTCCAGGCAAATGCAGGCGATAGTCAAGAACTCGGAGCGAGAAGTCAACCGCAAGGGGTTTATGGAAGACATAGTTCAGGCGAGGTTTGACAACGAGCGTGGGTATGCCGACGGTGGCTTGGCATGGGACCCGAGGAAGGATTCGGGGGACGGGCACCAGATCCTACAGGACACGGGCAGGCTGTTGCAGGCGGCCCTCAGGGCGGTCCGCAACACGTACAACATACTCAAGGTTCGCTGGCAGATTGCAAGGGTGAACGTCCCATATGGGTTGTACCACCAGCAGGGGACGAGCAAAATGCCACGAAGGCCGTTCCTGAATGATCCCACGAAGTCGGAGCTCAACCCGGCGGATAGTTATTGCGTCAAGGTGGCTAGGCGCTTGCTCAGGAGGGCGCTGGGATGAGGAAGTACTTGACGCTCGAGAACGGCCTTCACTGTTGTTGGGCATTGCTGTCCGCAGGGATAATACTCTTCGGGACGTATGTCTTCAACCGGACGGTGCAGGCGCAGGCGGACCAAGCCTCGACGGTGGTCAAGATCGTGGAGCAGGACAAGCAGAGCGCCGTCCAGTTCAAGCTGTTGCAGGAGCAGATAGACAGGCGGTTTGGGGAACTGAGCAAGCAGATCGAGCGGATTGACTTGAAGTTGGACATGCACTTGAGGGAGAAGCCATAATGGCTGGGACTTTGCTGCCTGCGATCCTTCTTGATCTCGTGACGGCAAGCGCCAACGCCGTGACGGGCATACAGGCGTATCAGGGAAAGAAGATATGGAACGAGACGGACAGCGTCGAGAACGAGGTTCGTGCCTTGAACGCCGAGGATCAGGGCAGGGCATGGTTCTGGATCGGATCGAGGCAGAGCCAGGCATATCCATGGCAGCCCTTTACCGTGACTGTCAGGGGGTTGTTGCTACTCAGGCTGGACAGGGACGTTGGTAGCGTAATGGACAAGGCGTACGACAAGATTGAGGAGCTGGCGAACAAGCTTGAGAACGCGACGACGTTCGGAGCGGTTCCGGCGGTCCCGTTCGGGGGGACATGGGAGAACGTGGAGGACGGGAGCCCGGAAGATAACGTGATGCAGGTGTCGTTCACGTTCACGTACAAAGTTGGACCAGAGTGTGATACCTAGGCAAAGGAGAGAAGCAAATGGCATCGGCTTGCGACAGTGAAGTACTCATGGTTTCCGTTGTGCATGGGGCCCATGCCTACAACGTCGCCGTGGCGGTGAGCTACGAGCTCAGCGTGCAGGACGTCGTGGTCAGGGGCGAGGGGGTCGTGGGCCCCTCGTGCAGGGCCATCGTGGGCAAGGACTTGACGGCCGTGGTCAGCCACCTCGTCAAGCCTTCCTATGACTCGGACTACGTCGGCGACTTGGTCGTCACGGCGTACCTCGGGTCGGGGGCCACGAGGACGCACACGCTCAAGAACATGGTGAGCCGTGGGTTCGCCTACGAGTTCAACCGCGAATCGCCACCGGCCATGTACAGGCAGTCGTTCGCGCACGTCGGGCCGATGAAGGTCAACAGCATCGGCGTCGCCGACACGACGAACGTCACCGTCGCCTAGAATAGCCAAGGGGGATGGATCGTGGGGTCCACGATCCCTCCGTCCCCAACCCCCTTCGGCAAAGGAGCAGGTCATGGCGGAAGCACCTTGGATCACAGAGGAAGTCAAGGACAAGGACGGCAAGGTAGTCTCCAGGCAACTGGACGAGCGGGAGTTGCCGCTAGGGGTCAACATGAGCAGGCGGGCCGTCCTTGGGGCCATGGCCGCGCAGGCAGTCAAGGACGCCGGGGGGTCCGAGAAGGACGCCCTGGACGCAGCCATAAAGTCAAGGAACTCAGTCCCGGACGAGGAAGCGGCCCCGAAGGCGCCTGAGTTGACGCCGGAGATCGAGGCCATGATCAAGTACGTGCATGCGATAGCGAGGCTTCATAGCGGCAGGTTCGAGGACTTGACGCCGCTGGGCATGCTGGAGGTGGCGATGCTTTGCCCGTATCCGGTGGTAAGCTTCGAGGAGTGGCTGGAGAAGATGAGGCAGACGAATGGCTAGCGACAGCGCCGACCCCCAGCAACTGCTCAACGATCTTCGGCAGATAGCGGCGGTATGCCAGCGCCTGGGCATCGACCTGGGCAAGGTCGCCGCCATGGGCCAGACGATTGGCGGCAAGGGGACGACGGGAAGCAGCCCGCTTGGGACGCAGAACCCGGACCACCAGGGGGTTCATCCTGGCGGGGGGACGGGGTACGACCAGCTTGGGCAGTTGTCCGCGTTGAGTGGATTGATGAGCACCAAGGGCAACCTTGGCAACTTGTCTTCCAAAGAGAGTCAACGCATAATGAAGGACATTGCCACTGCCAACCCTGGCAGAAACCTGACTGGAATGGCGGAGCAAATAAGCGCAACCGTGGGCTTCCATAAGGCATATGGCAAGGGACGGTTCATGGAATGGCATGCCTTCGAGAACCTGAAGTCATCCTTCCGAATTGGAGACGAGGTGGTCAGGCGCCCGGCGATGATCAAGGGAATCGACAGCATCAAGGAGCTTGGCTCTCGCATCAGGTCCAATGCCAAGCTTGGGTACGCCATGTCGTTCGTGGGCGGGGACAAGATGAACCGCCGGTTTGGCCGCATGATAACCACGATCCATGGGTTGCAGCAGGTGTATGGGGCGCTGGCCGGCGAGGTCGACTACGAGGCCGGCGAGACGAGGGCGATCAAGATAGCCGACGCCACGGCGAGCACGTTCAGCATTGGCATGAGGATCGTCCAGGCGACGGCCATGTCGAGGATGGTGTCGGAGGTCCCGAACGCCTTCAGGCTTGGGAAGAACGCCTATCGCCTGGTTCAGGCCGGCAGGGCTGCGTCAACGGCGAGGACGTTGTTCGCCGGGGCGAAGGCCGTGGCCGCGCCAACTGGAATTGGCTTGGCCATCGTCGCGGCGACCGAGGCCGCCATACAGGGAGTCACGTATGCCGTCGAGTCGGCCAAGGAAGACAACAAGTCAAACCTCCTGCTGGGGAAGATAGCCTCTAACCTAAGGGGGGTGGCCCATGGCGAGGATACCACGACGCTTAAGGTAGACGACAAGGTCGTCGCCGCCTGGAACAAGTCAATCAAGTCATCCGTCGCCGAGCATTACTACGACGCCGACGGCAACAAGATCAAGAGGGGCGAGTGGTCAAGGGGAGCACTTGAGATCGCCCTGAATGGCGGGACGAAGGACGACTCCGGATATGTCATGAAGACAATCGCGGCCGCGTGGGCCGCATGGGAGGGAACCCCCGCCATGGAGGCGAGGGAGAAGGAGCAGCGGGCCAAGGACATGTCGAAGTACCACAAGACAGCCGTCGAGGCCGTCGAGTTCAAGGGATGGAAGACAGTCAAGGAGAACGTCAGGAAGGCCAAGGAAGCCGTGATGCTTGGGGACAAGGCGCCGTTCTTCTGGCGGGAGCCGGAGAAGTTCCTGAAGAACATGGAGTCGGCCCGCATCGCCGGGCGAAACTGGGCGAGAAGCCAGCAGCCACGTGGCGGATCGAGAACTGGGGACTAAATGGCGAACATACTCGAGGTGGCCGGGCAGGTATATGGCGAGCTCGCCTCCGCCTGGGACGACATGGGGATCAACACCGGCGTCCTTGGGCCAGTCGTAGGGACTTACTTTGCCACGGGGGAACATGGGACGCCGCCATACGAGGGGGCCCCGGAGTACCAGGACATGGAGATCACGCTTCCGGGCGTGGACGGGATAGCGATCAAGAGAATGGGATTCAGGGGTAGGCCGATCTTCTGCCGCATGGCCTTCGTGGGAGAGGACAAGGACGAGGCTGAGGTGAACAAGAACTTCTTCTTTACGCTGATAACCCCGCTGGCCTCGTTCGACGTTAAGGTTCCAGGCGGGACGACTCGCCCCTCATGCAGGATCGTGCATGGATCGGCCTCGTCGGGGCAATGGACGTACATGGGCGGGAAGTTCGTCCTTCTCGTGGACGTGCAGTTCAAGCAAATGCGCTTGGTTTAGCACAGGAGACTTTGAATGGGACTTCCATACGAGCCCTCTGGCCTGAGTAATACGGCTGGACGCAATGCCTACAGCGGGTTCACCTACCAAGACCCCGGGTCGCAGGCCTATGCCTCGCAGAACCCGGACAGGGTCGACGCCAAGTACTTCCTTGAGCCAGTCCAATCCAACCTGCTCGCCCTATGGCAGGCAGGCGGCGGGGTGGCAGGCTACCAGTACTCGAACAAGACATGGACATGCCCGGCAGGACTTGTGGTCGGGGACCCGATCTACGTCAGCTCTTCAGGCAACGTGGCCCTTGCCCTGGCAACGACTGTGCCGAAGTCGAAGGTGTTCGGGTTCGTTGCGGACAAGCCGACGAGCACGACTTGTTACATATCGCACTTCATGCAGAAGACGGGCTTGTCGGCATTGTCGTCCGGGCTCGACGTCTACCTGACGAACGCCGGCGGGTACAGCCTGACGCCTGGAACCGTGGCCAAGATCGTGGGAAGGGCCGAGAGCGCCACGGTTGCGTGGCTTTGCGCCATGCCAATCGAGGCAGTCAGCGGGTGGTCCGGGTTCAGTGGGTTCAGCGGCAATAGCGGGTTCAGCGGAGCCGAGGGGATCAGCGGGTTCAGCAGCGCAGTCATTGGCCCAAGCGGAGAGTCCGGCGTCAGCGGTTTCAGCGGGACGTATTCAGGCGCCAGCGGAACTTCTGGCGCCAGCGGGTTCTCAGGTGCCACGTTGCTGTCCGGGTACTCCGGGGCTTCTGGTGCAGCCAACGCCCTGTTCAATATCATGGCGATCAAGACGGCTACCGAGACCAAGACTGGGACCACGGTTACGAGCGACACGGACCTCGTCGTCACGCTGGCCGCTTCTTCGAGGTACAAGGTAAAGATTGGCTTGACGGCCAAGAGCAGCAACTCAAGTTCGAGCCCG